TATACAAAAAGTTATTTAATTATTCCAATCCTTTATAAAATTCTTCTCTCATATTTGAGTTCATAGTGTGATATATATCACCTATTTTATCTAAGTAATCCACATCTGTTATATTCCTTTTTTCAAGTTCTTCAACTATTTTAAATCCTTGCCTTTGCCATAGATTAAAATCAGCTTTCATCTTCTGTTTGAATTTACCTGTTAATTGAGTTGATTGTTCAACTGTTGATTTAAATAAACCAATTAATAAATGGCTTTCAAATTCAAGTTTTGCTTCATGATTCGTTAGTTGTTTTTCCATGTTCTTTGATTTTTAATTTATAAACTTTAATTAATTCTTTAATCTCATCCAGTGTTAGTTTCAGGTCATCATTCCTTTTATTCATTAAAACAACGTAGTTAAATGCGCTTATTCTGTGCTGTATTCTTTCGTTATATTCTAAGTGATTACCATGTAGATGTTGGTTACAATGAACGCATTGCCCATGTACGTTATCTTCGCAAAATCGTAAGTTAGGATAACGACCTACTGAAAAGAAATGTCCTGCATCGAATTTTGCACCTAATGGTCTATCACATGAAATACAAGGTTTATTGGCATCCCTTAAACGAATATACTTATTAAAAACTATTTGAAGTAAAGCTAACCATTCAGTTCGGGTACGAGTATTCTCAATCATTACTTTCTTTTTCTCTTTCCATACCTTCGCTTCAGCTAACTTTGCTGCACATTTAGCTCCACAAACAACTTGAGTGGTTTTAAAAGGAGTGAAGTTTCCACCACACTCCTTACATTTTTTACTTTTTATTGAACGCATCTAAATATTGATTAAATAAATCCCTTGCAATAGTTACCTTCTCAATCATTCGTTCCTGCACCTCTTCATTAGCTTCCCATCTTCTGATATAAAGTCCAGCATCTGAATTAAGAATTAAACGAGGATCAAAGGATATAAAGTCACACCATTTTCTGCCTGACAATAAAAGATAGCATTGCATTTGATAATAGTAGTCATTATTCTCACTTTCAAAAGTATCTTCATTGAAAAAGAAATTCAAATGATTAGAACCAACAAACGGGCATTTTATCTCAATCATTCCTTCCTCACCTACTAAGCCATCAGGACTGCCTGTTAATCCTTCGATATTTTCGCTTATAAGCAACTTTGATTCGATTATTTCATTACCAGTCCTTGCAGTGTAATATCTCTTTGCTATTGGCTCATTTTCATGCCCCCATGCTGTTGCATAATTATCAATGCTTTGTTTAGGCTGACCGCTTAACCTTTCGTAAACTTTCTCGCGTATATAAGTTTCTGCACCTTTGCTTAGTATATCTTTTTTAGAGCGTGGCTCAGTCATAAGGCGATGGATTTCACTTCCAGTGAAATTACCTAATCTGTTGTCCCACCACGTAGGTGAATATATTTCAATTGTTGATTCCATTATAATTTTTCTATTTCGTTTTTAACTTCTAACCAATAATCTTGTTTTTCAAATGCTCTATCCATTTCAATTCCCCATGTATCTGCATTTAATAAATCAATCATTTCTTCTATTGCAATTAAAGCGCATTTAATACCATTGCGTTCTCCTTGCCTTGTATTATCCATTGTGAATTTTTCCACTAACTCTTTTGCTTTCTCTTTTGCTTTCATAGTTAAATTGATTTTATAAGTGCTACTTCTACCTCTTTACTAACTTCGTATTTAGTTTTGATTTGCTCTAAGCTGCCACCTTTCATAATAAACTCAACAGCTTTACCAAATGCCTCTGATTTTACTTCTAATTGTGGTTTACTGCTCTTTGTTTGCTCTCCTGCTGCATCAGTATCTTTGTCGGTTACAAGCCCTAAAATTGAACTTAAAGCATATCTGCGAATGTAAGTAATGGCACTGCCTAAAACTTGAAAATCATTCATACCTTTTAATTGAACTCCTTTTGGAATATCAGTTAAGGATTCAATACTTTCACCTGTTTCTACATGGAATATAATTGTTTTAACACAATCACCCATGATAGGTTGAGTAAAGCCAAGTTCATGCTTTGCTAATAATGGATTGATTTTGTCAAAGATAGTCGGAAGGTCTGCGTAAGAATATCCGTAACCTTTTGTCTCTTTGTGAATCACCGGCACTTCTTGTTGAAATGCTGCTAAACTTTTAAATAGTGATTTTGTTTCTTGTGTTTTTTCTGTTTTCATTGTTCTTTGTGTTTTAAATTAAATTTCTTCGTATTGTTGAACTGGCTTCATAATTTTATATCCTAAATTTTTTAAATATAAAATTGCTGATTTTTCATTAAACTTGTTTTCTTTTGGTTCATTAAATAATTTTAAAACATTTTCTTTTGTATTTTTTTCTAATCTATTTTTTCTATTATTAGCTAAATGTTCTTTACCTTTTATATATATTGCTTGTGCTGATGTGCTGTAAAAAGATTTATTTAATTTATAAACACCTCTTTTTAAAGTATCAATAACTCCAGCGTAAACAAAATAATAAAAGTGCATTCCATGAACTTCAGTATTAAATAAATACTCTTCAATTTCACGATAATTAAATTCTTTATTAGAAAATTCATTTAATAAATAATTATACAATGTATTTACTTTTTCTTGCGTTATACTATTTTTCATTGTTCTTTGTGTTTTTTGGTTAATTAAAAAGGAAGTGAATCGCTATCGTCTATTTTCGGTGTGTACTTTGTCTCATTAGGATAGGTCTTTGTTTCAGTATCTTTTTTAAATGGTTCTTGGAATGCAGCACTAAAGTACTTTGTGCCTTTTTGGGATTCTTTAAACCATAAAGATATTTGCATTTCTTTTCCATTTATGTTTACCGTTCCTTGATAGTCAGGTTGTTTTTCATTTGTCTTTTTAGAGTTCTTGAAGATTGCTCCGCTGTTTAGTTTAGTTTCCATTTTTCTTTTGTTTTTTATTAGTTATTGTAAATTCTTTAAAACGTGTATTAGATTTAGAGTTGATGCACCATTGCTCATTAATGGTATAACCTTTATCTCTAATCTTAGCTAATACTTTGTGAAGGTTAAGTGTGCCACATGCACATTCTTTTTTTGTGATAGCATAGGCATTTGAGCCTGTTATCACTTGCCCACCTAAAAGGGCATCGAGGATTGCTTGTTCTTGTGTTTTCATGGTTACAAATTTAATAATTAATTTTTAACTGAATTATAATTTAAAAAATTATCTGTAATTGTTTCTAATTGATTTTGAAGTAGATAGTACTTTTCTGTTAAATTTTGGTCATAAAGTTCTGCTCTTTGTACTTCGCCTAATCTTTCAGCAGTATCATAAAGTTCTGATTCTATTCTTTGAATATCATTTAGGGCTTGTAAACTTCTTTTTGTTAAGCCATCTGAATAAAATTTATTTTCCATACTTTTTAATTTTTAAGTTATAAAATTCATCTATTAAGTCCAGTAAATCATCGTGGCACTCTCCATCTTTAAAAGCCTTTCCAATGGTTACTAAGCTGAATGGCTTTTTCTTTTGTATTCCTAATCTTTTAATTTTCGTGTGGTCACCAAAAGTGTAGTAATCACTCATTTTTGTTTTAATTGTTTCGGGTATTTTCATATTTTTTTTAATTTATTTTTAAATAAGGCGCTATATTTTAGCGCAAAGATGTAAGTTATGTGCAATTTTCTTTTTCATTTTTTTGCCAACGCTCAATTAAACAATTTCATAATTGTATCCCCGTTGTAACCTTTCTCCCAAATATACCAAGCGTAGCACCTTGCACTATTATTGTTGTATTTGACAAAATCGCCATTTTTTGCACAATTCAATCTACTACTACTTACATAAACAGTTTTGATAGGAAACCTTTTTAGAAACTCTCTACGTTTTTTCCCTTCAAGAAACTGAATGCCCATAAACATTGCAACTTTTTTGCCTCTTGGTATTAAAGAAAGTGCTTTTTCTACAAATTGTTCTGCATACTTGTAAGGTGGATTTGTTACAATATCTCCATCCCACATTTCTACATTATCAATTCCTATAAAATCAATCAATTCTCCTGCATAGTTTCTATCAACTAAATCTGTGCTTCTCACATTATATCCAGCGTTCCAAAAAACTTCCGATAAATGTCCCCCACCACAAGCACACTCCCAAATATTATTTGAAAAGGTTTCTAATTCCAATAGCAATTCAAGTGCTTTTGGTTCTGTTGCATAATAGTCGTGTACTTCTCTTTCTTCTTGGGCGTGGCTACTTGCTCCTAATGAAGTAAAAACACTCTTTTTGTTTCCGTTCCAATCTTTTGTCATATTTTAATTATTTAATTAGTTAATTATTTGCCCACGCACAAAAAATGAAAAAGAAAACAGACACATAACAGCACCTAACCAAAATTGGCGGCTTAGTGGTAAATTGAACTGTATTGCTTCGTATCATCATTTGTGCTTGTTTGAAAATTTGTGCTTCGTAATCGCCAACTTCGGTTAGCTGCAAAACGTTATAATATAACTTGATTTTTAACATCAATGCTTTTAAACATTTTAATTAACTCTTGGCTGAACTGTAAGTTCCAATCAAACTCTAATTGGTTATTTCCTATGAAGATTTTATGCTTTCCTACAACCTGACCTTTTTTATAGAAGTCAAAGCAAAAGTGTGTTTCAGTATCTGTGATGTACATTTCCATTGTTGTATTGTCTAAGCTAACATTACTTATATTTATTCTATTGTAGTGAACTAAGTTTGCATCTATGAACCCGTACCAATACTCTAAATTATTATTAAGTTCTATTTGATTAATATTATTCATAAATCTGTTTTTTAATGATATTAAATACTTCGTTAAATTCTTTCTCTTCTATTTTCTCATAGCTGCATGGGTATTGCATCATGTGTTGAGTAACTGTAATAGATTGCTCGTTTTCACCAAAAAATAAAACAGTTGTTCTTGTTTCTTCTACCATGTAATAATGGTAAGATTGTTTAGTAAAAAGTGGAAGTTGAACCTCCATTTGTACTTTTTCTTTGCGTTCGATTGTGATTTTCATTTGTTTGTTTTTATTTTATGTTATTGTCAATTATGTATTGAATACATTTTCTATATCCTCTAACACCTCTAAATTTTAATACATCAATATATTGTATTACTTTTTCATATCTTTCCATTGGAGACATTTTGTTCCAAATTTCTGTAGCTTCTAAGGTTTGTGTTGTTGTTGCTTTCATAACTTTGTGTTTTTAATTATAAAGCAAATTTAAACTAAATTTCAATCACTTTAACATTCATGGATAAAAAAAAAGCAACTATTTTTTAAAATAATTGCTAACTACTTGAAAATCAATAAGAAAATTTTCCTACTTATTCGCTCTCTTTTTAATCTTTTTCTTTTCCCAATGGCGAATAATTGCAGCTACTAATAAAGTAACTATTGAACCCACTACTGAATTATCAACTCCATTGATAAATGCTCCACCACCAGTTACTTCATGGACTGCAACCGCTGTATTAACTACTTCACTAACTACTGTTGTTAGTGTATCATTTACTAATTGTAATAACATATTTATTTATTTTATTTTATTATATTTGCTCTTCGTTCTTTGTGTTTTTTTCGTAAAAATTTCTAA